CTTGATGTGCATAGTTATCCCACCATTTTCCTCTTTGCTTCCAATATGGATTATCATAGTCCTCGTTACACATACGACTCTTCCCTGTCCCTGTCGGACCATACACGACCGTCACATCCATCTCCCAGTTACGTGGCGCTACACACATTAGACGATACTGGCCGAGTGCTCGATAGCTTCTGCACCAGGTGTCAAAGTCATAGTCCGCAAGCTCCTTGTCACTCTTTCCTTCATCGATTAGTATCTTCAATTGTGAAAGCTTGGAAACTTTTGTTTTCGAAAGCGAAGAAAGAAAGGTAGAGAGAGATTGAGCTTTGTCCAATCCATAAGATATCATTCCGAAGCCTTCCAAGGCTTCGAGTGTCACGTCGAAATTCCATGCCGGCGTGTTGTCTTCAGCCAAAAAGTCTTTGACGCAATATCTGATTGCGTCATACTGCGTCCCTTTACGTATCTCGTAATGACCACGTGGTTCCCAATTGCGTAGATGCGATAGCGCCACACTTGTGTTAAATTCCACATATCCTTGGAGGTGTGGAGTTCCGCTTGCTCCAATCTCTCGATTGGCCAAAAGTATCTTGACATTAGATGGAAAGATGAAATCTTCTGAAGGATTATTCAAAGTGAAACACCAATTTCTGGATTTGGACATTTTGACGAATGAGGGAAAATTGGAAAGTGAGGGCAGGCTGGGGTACAGTATTACCCCCAGCCCCCGATCTGATCCATAAGCCCATGGTCTTATAATCCAGAGAGTCTTAACCCTCATAAATCAATATGAGGGTTGCACGGAAGACGTTTAAACCTAGAGCTCGTAGAGCTGCTCGCCGGACGTTTAAACGTACGGCTATAACCCGTCGTCGTCAAAGACGACGTGGTAAACCCTTCTACACAGTTAGTCGTTGGAAAGCACCGTTAGGTAACTTTCCAAATTCCAAAACAGTCGCTTTGCGTTATGTCGACACCATTTCTTTGAATGGTGGCGCTGGATCCAGTGCTGTACAGGTGTTTCGTGTTAACAACATATTTGACCCTGATTATACTGGCACTGGTCATCAACCTATGTATCGTGACAACTATGCTGCCTTATATAGCAAGTATCGTGTCAATTATGCTACCATTACGATGGTAGCGTTGGACACGCATATGACCAATACCACTATTGGCAATGACACAGCAGGAACAACGTTAACTGCTACTCAGTACTTTGCAGCCAATGAACGAGCTTGTCGAATGTTTATTATTAGAGATGCATCACCTACGGATTATTCTACAAGTTTAAATACGCTTATAGAAGAAGGCAACACCAACTTTGTGTGGAGATATAACCCACAAACTGCATCTGGTAAAATGCCAATTTTACGATTCCGAGCCGATCCTCATAGGCTATTAAGTTGTTCCAAGAAGGACGTTCTTTTAAATTCAAACATGTCAGAAGGTCCAAACAGTGAATGTTATTTTGTTTGTGGGGTTACTGATTTAGGTTCATCTGGTCAGAACCCTGACCAGATGGCATTTCAATTTATCATTACGTATAACGTTACGTTCTTTGACTTATTGAAAAATCAAGCACAGAACTAGGCTGCCGCCCGCAGGGCAAGGGCCAGGGTTAGAGAGCTTGCGACCTAACCCTGGTGTAAAACACCTTAGATAATAGAATAGATAAGGGTAAGGGTATAGGGTTTGTATATTTAAGTAAATAAAATTAAACTTGTGCTATGTACACGTTATTGTTAATTGCATTTAAAAAGTCTGCATAATCAGTGAAAACCATTCTACACCCTAATCTTGGCATATATATCCATGTCTTAACTCGACGGATAAATGCATCGAAGTATTTTCCGTTGTACCATTTCGAAGGCTCTGTATTCGAAGTAAAAACAAGGCGCTTTGAAGCGAATTGAATCTGCCCACCTTTCGTTTCAACTAAGAGTGGGTACCTGTCACATAATCTCAACAGAACATCCCATTGCAACCATCCATAAAATTCATCCAAACAAACAGTCTCTTGATGTGCATAGTTATCCCACCATTTTCCTCTTTGCTTCCAATATGGATTATCATAGTCCTCGTTACACATACGACTCTTCCCTGTCCCTGTCGGACCATACACGACCGTCACATCCAT